GTGCCATCAGCCACCTTGGCATTAGTGATACAATCAGCATTGAGCGTTGCGGCTACAATTGCATTAGCCGCAAAAGCGTCAGCAGTAAGTGCACCGGTGGCGATGTTTTCCGCAGCTATGGCGTCGGTGTCTATTACCGCAGCAGTTATGGCACCAGCCCCCAGCGTGGAGACCGTGAAGTCGTCAATGCTGTGAATAGCCGTTATGGTATTGCCAGAGAACCGTTTGCCAGCGGCAATGTCGAAGCCGAGCGCCTGATACGTACTGCCTGTGATGGTGTCCACAACGTTCTTGGAGAGGTCGGTCGTTCCAACCACCTCGAACACGCCATTGACAACCACCTCATGGCTGGCAGCAGTACGCATGTCCACAACACCAACCTGAGCAGTACCAAACGCCTCAACGTAGATATTGGCTCCATCAACGCTATTCAACGCTATCGTGCTGTTGTTGGCGTTTCCAGTTGCCCGGTCTCCGTGATGAACAATTTTTGCCTTGAACCTATGCCCTGTCACCGTGAAGGCATCAATCACCTCAACGTTGGCGGCATCCCTGACTTCACCATCAACGGTACAGTCAGCCCCGGAAACAGTCATGTACGTAACTACGGAATCAATGCCTGTCACGAACAGGAAATTCTTGAACACGACACTGGCCGCGCTCATTACCATTGTGGCATCTGCGTGCGAGAATGTGAACGTGGGCCTATCAGCCCCCTCGCCGAGACAAATGATCGTCACCCCGGCAACGTCAAATGTGACCTTGGTGCCAGTGGTTGTATATGCCTCCGCGTGTCCTGGCATCACGTATATGATGTCGCCGTTGTTGGCCGTCGCCTGTCCGACAGCATAATCCAGAGTCGCGAATGGCTTATCAGGGCTTGTGCCGTAGCCAGTTCCGTCATAGGCGTAGGTAGCCCCTGAATCAACAAACCAGCGGTTTCCAGTGGAGCGGCTCATGTCCTCAATTGCAAGCACGCCACCCGGAGTCTTTTTTGCAAACAATGCTGTTCTCAATGTCGTTCTCTTTCTGCCGGGTTGTCCGGCGTATGAAAAGGGGAGCCGTTACAATTTCGGCTCCCCTTGCGAGTTCATGTATTGGCTTAACTCAGTACAGTGTCCAGTGCTGCGCTCAGGTATTTAGAGTCCAGCACAGCCACAACAGTCAGTTCCCCGGCGCTGGCATCAGAACTCACTTCCAATGTCAGCCAGTCATAGCCATCGGTCATATTGGCCATGTCGAATTCAATGACCAGCAACCGGGATACGAACGTAGTGCCAGTGCAGGTCAGGGCTGCGGACGTAGCCTCGGTGCTCAATACGTCAGAGCTTGCCGAGCCCGTAGCCGCCCCACCGTAGCGATAGGCGAATGTGACCGCTGCCGTTTTCGCACCGTCAGTTGCACCCTCGTACAAGGTCAGCACGGCGTTACCGGATAGCGAAGGGCCGAACATGCACAGCAACGCCACGTGCTGTGCGTTCTTGACACAAATGGAATCGGAATCAGCACCGGCGTTAATGTCGGCACTATCGAATATAGGAACTAGTTTCTTTGTTTCACAGAGTCTCATATCGTTTACCTCTCAGTCTATTTTTGTTTATCGAGCGGCCAGTGTGATGTATGGCCCGGTATAGAAGTTAGTGTCAGTCCGCTTATACGGTGTGATTTTGCTCTTAAGCCTCGGGGCACCGTTCACCCTGTAAATGAACCTGAACGTGGTCTGGTCTGTCAGGAATTGCACATGGATGGATTCAGCATTTTGCACTCCACCCTTGTCAATCAGGATGTACTGGTCGAAGTCAACAAGCATGATGTCACCTACATCACCAGCAGCAGAAGCAACCTCAACCGCATAGGCAGGAGCGCCCTTTATGCTTGCAGGCCCACCGGGAGTTGCCGGAGGTGTGAACAGCTTTGTCAACTGGCCACCAGTACCGATTGCAACTGACAGCGTATCGAGTTGGTCTTCAATCTCTTGATTGTAGAACCACGCCATATTTCCCTTGCGGCATTTCCACATCTTGAGGATGTTTTCAGTGAGTACGGTATCAGCAGCCTGTCCGCTCTCTTTCGCAATGGTAATAAGCGCGTCGCTGTTGAGAATGCCCAACGGCTGGCCCGCTCCGGTGCCGCGTATAATTGCATCAGAGAGTTTGAATCCAAATTCCTCGTTGAATCCCTGAGCAATTACGGTGCCGAGCACGGAGGCATCCTGAAGCATTTCCGACGTGGCATAGCACAGGCCCATCAGCTTCTCAGCCTTCAACTCAAACCGTCCGAATTTGGGCTTGCTGGCTGTGGTTGAATCAGCTTCCGCTTCCCAATATGCCTGTATGCCGCCCCAGCGTGAGCCATTGGCACGACTGGTTTCGTCAATTGTTCTCATGGAAATTGCGTTAGATGCCGCACTGACAGGAATCCGGCGACAGCGATTCGGGATTGACCATGTCTCATATAGATTCTGGAGCAATCCCTCCGCTAGGTCTTGCTGCACCATGAATCCACCTTCACTCGGTACAGATTCATTGAGTCCAGCAGCCGAGCGAATTTCCTTGAGCCTTGGGTCTTCCCCACGACCAGTGTAATAACCCATCACTGCCTGAAGCTGCTCACCAATAGACCTGAACGGCGTCGGGAAGTTTTTCGTGGCTCCACCTACCTCGGGCTTGTGGATCTCATAGGTGCGGAGTTCACTGTCAGGTATTTTGTTTACACTGATATAATCGCCCATCCGGGTATCTATTCTATTTATTTCAGTGGCGATAGCAGTGAACCGGGTTTCCTCTTCGGGGGTGCGATCCCTTTGTTCAGTCTCGCATTTGGTCAGGAGTTCGTTACCCTCATCTTTAAGGGCTTTGAGTTGCCTTCTGTATTCCATCACTTTCAGCATTTGTTTTACCTCGTTTATCTTATTTTGAATCTATCCCTCTCCAAACTCAAACAACGCCCCGTTTCCGGTACGCCCTCCGTGTCCAGAGATTTCAGATAGTCGCGCACTTTAACTGTGGTCTGTGGATAGGCAGGAAACGTCACTGGAGAGACATCAAATAAGCGAACTTCCAATAGTGTCCGCTCGCTTATCTTCCCTGTGACATGCTTCCAGTCGTCAGCGACAACACGGAAGCCGAAGCTCATCTGTGAGATATCACCCCGTGAAATTGATATTTGCAGGTCTCGCGCCCATTGCGTGTCAGGCGGGTCAACCTCAATGGCCAACCCCTTGTCATCCTCGGCCAGCCGCAACGTGCCTGGCTTTATACGTCCTAACACATAGTTGGGATCGTGATTGAACAACGCCCTGATATCATCGCTTTTCAACGACTTCTGAAACGCGCCCCTCGCTATCTGTTCAACAAACCCGCCCAAATCCTCCGACCATTTTTCAAACATGGCCGCATATCCACGAATAACAGGCTGTTTTTCATCTTCTGCTATTAGACGGATTTCCGTCAGGTTTATCGTTCTGCGTTCAATTTCATTTTCCATGATGATCTCCCTATTCTGGTTCTATGCCGCATTGGCACCCAAGATGCAGCGGCGGGTGTGCTGTCGGTCGTTTCGTGATAAATGTCTTCCCCTCAGCATCTACGCCTTCACCGCGACCACTGAAAACCTGGTCAATGCCTACACGTTTGCCATTGAGCTCCTGACAATAGGGGCAGTTATCCGTACCCCCGGTGCGCCACACCAGATACCGTATGCCAACAGCAGCCCACACCAACCGCGTCACGGCATTGGCCAACTGATGGGGTTCATTCGTGGCCACCTTGCCAGCCCGCGTCTGCTCCCATTCTGATAGTCTCTCGTTTATGGCTGCCTCAATATCCGCGTCTTCGTCCGCTTCCTTGATTATCTTTTGCAATTGCCCCTTGCTGGACGACGTATAGCGGGTATTGAATGCCGTCAGATATTCTCCGACGAATACCTCGACTTTGGCTGTGTCCGGGTCTGACTGGACCTCTTCCCCGGCAAGCGCCGTGATAACATCGGCCAGTGATTTTACCGGGCCTCGTATTTGCCGGGAAATGAATTCAGGAAAATCATGGTAGAATTCCTCCAACCATGCATTGAAGTCAGATACAGAGCGTGTACCAAGATGCTTTTTCGCAGCCCGACGAACGTTATCGGTTTCGCGTTTGACAATAGCCTGCCCTGCCGATTCAAATAGTGTTTTATAGCTGTCAATGGTACGCTGTCGTGTAGCCATACTACCCCGACGTATTTCCAATGTGAGACTATTGTTTTCGTCTACTTGCATCGTGGGCTCGTGCCCTATCTGCGACGCCGGAACCATGTTCAGGGGCACCATGTAAATGTCCCCCTGTCCCTCCGGTAACGGGTTCATGTTTTCCTTTTCCCGGACATCGTCAGCAGACAACCATCCCCACTGACGCCCCACGGAATAGGCATTGTAACGGGCTTGAACATCGCCCTTTAGAAGCGCATCAACAAGATGCTCGACAAAATACATGCCACGCTCGGCAGGTAACAACAGCTTGAGGTGGCAGTATTGCTCCCACCGTGTCAACCATGGCCCGAGCGAATACGTGACAAACTCCAGTGATTGCTGCTCGATATTGTTGTTTGTGCTACGTGATAGGTCTCCAATCATGTGCGGGGGCACATGGAACCATCGCGCTATCTCTGTGACCTGAAATTGCCGGGTCTCCAGGAATTGGGCATCGTCAGGCGGTATCCCCACCTTGACATAGTCCATGCCCTCTTCGAGTATCGCTATGCGATGTTGATTCGACAGCCCAGAGTGCATCTCGTTCCATGATTCCCGGATGTTGTCCTGTGCAGGTTGTGATAATTTGTGGGGATGTCTCAGTACGCCGCCCGGATTTGCGCCGTTGCCAAAGAACCTCGCTCCGAATTCCTCCGTCGCCAGTGACAACCCTATTGATTCGCGTGCGAGTTGCACAGGTGAATAACCGACTAGCCCGTCAAACCCAAACCCCGGAATATGCAACACCCGATATGTCGGGAGTATTACGGTCTGCCCGCTCGGCAATTTTAGTTGATAAGCAACCTCGCCATTCTGGCGTGCGACCCTCACACGGTCTGGTCGTAGTGGCCATAATGCTTTTACGTAGCCATCAGGCCCCCAATCTATTTCAGCGAACGCATTGCCCCATGTACAGAGATGCCCTTGCAGTGTCTCCCGGAACACCATTGCTGGCATTTCAGGATTAGGGGAATCATGGAGCAACGTGTACAACGGATGCTGGAATGCACGTTCTTTGCCACGAGGTGTGAGCCTGCGGTACGTGATGAGCGGCACCATTGCCGTAGTCTCTGCCAGCAAACGCACACACGCAAATACAGCACTGGAATTGAGAGCCGTCGCTTCTGTTACCGCCGCACCCGTGGCTGTTCGCCGCCCGGCGATAGCCAAACCCATAGTTTTGTCTATATCAGATAGCGAGTATCGTTTCTCCAGTAATTTCCCGATTATCGGTATTTTCATATGCTCGCTAATCCTCGTGTTTCATATATGCTGGCCGAACCTGTTACACCCAGCGCAATAGCGTCCATACGCGCACGCCATGACAGCACTGCCGCCATAGCCAGGTCTATCTTGTTCGGAGAGTCCGACCGCTCTTTGCGAATCAACCATAGCATCCTGCCCTCGTCGTCGCGTTGAGGCAGGTCTTTCTTGCATGCATTCCCGATATGCCGGGTCAATGCCTCGTGCCCATCATGAGATATGGAACCGCCTTTGATGCCAGTATTAAATGCTTCGAGTGCATATGTCATTTGCTTACGTCGGTTCGTCCACCACTCGATGACTTTCTCATTACCAAACTGCCCAGCCCATTTCGCTATCCACGCCTGCCAGTACGGCGGGTCAGCGTACATTCTCCAGACGTCGTATCGGTCGAACGCTGAACATACGGCGTCGTCAACCTCGTCTTCAGGTATTTTCCATTCTTGCCGGTTCGGCGGGCATTCCCAAACGCCCAGCACAAACTGGTATCCGGTCTCGACATGGGTAGCCACTAGCCCCGTGGCATCGTGGAATTGAGCGCCGTCAAACCCGAGCGTTACCAGTTCCTTCACCGGGCGATCCCGTTTAACTGCCAACGCCTTCCAGTCAGCAACATTAAATGCTTTGGAAGAGGATTTCACGAGCCGGTTACACCATACCCGCTCCCAATACTGTCTGTCCGTTGTAGGGTCTCTCCAGAGCTCTACGATAGCGTCAATATCTCGCCACACAGCAGCAGTGCCTGACGCCTCGATAACTGCCGCCTTTGCCCCCTCTTCCGTGTCCAGATCGTGCTCGTCACTAGCCTGCCTGTGAAAAAAAAACATCCGTGAATCCGTGACCCGTCCATCAGCCACCGCCTGAGCATATTCCATGGTGGCCTCAGCAACACTACCCGCTCCCGGTTCTGGCGCAGTCGTTATCTCCAGTGACCACGGGTCAGCGATTTTCCGCTTTGGTAGATTAGCCGCCATTGTCTGGTGAGCCTGTTTCAGCCTCGGCAACGTCCACCAGTGTGTCTCGTCCTCCACACAAAACGTGGTGCGGGCACCGTCGCGGGCGTTCGGTGACGTTGACAAAGACACGGCCTTGCCATCTCCACGCCGGCGCATTATCCGTTCAATGCCGATGTCGAAGTCGTCCCGCAATGGCCCTTCTTCGAGAATCACCTTCAGTGTCCCGTAACAGAGCTCGTCTGATTGCTCTTCTGTGTAGGCAACCATCGGGATATACGGGTCGTTCACCGGCCCTCCAATTGGAGTCCCGTTCTTATTCCAACCAACACAGCGCACCGGTGCCTCAGGGTGCAATTCACACGCAACAATCCATGCGGCGTATTCCGTTTTCGCAAGCCCTTTCGCTAATGACACCGCACAGCGTTTGAAGCGCCTACGTCCGGCCAGCGCGTGGCCTCGGGGGTAAATCTCATACATGCGCCAGACCAGCGCACGCTTCTCGTCATCCAGTACCGCTGGTTGTCCACGGAGGTCACCCGGCCCAAATACCAGATTCTGCTCGATGAAGTCGCACACCTGCCCACCCAATGACGGCCATTGGCTGTTATCTGTTTTGGGAACAATTAGAACAGTCAGTTCAACGCCTCTTCCAGTATTTTCCTCGGGTCTGCACGATACGGTTCAGATTGCCGTTGCGGTTTGGTCGGAGAATCCTGTGCCAGCGGCAACCTCGACCGGCTTGCTGGCGTCATGCCAAATTCACCTAGCAATTGTGTCATTTGCGCCATAGCCTTGTTTGCAATTGTCAGCAACGGAGACGGAATCGGGTATCCATTTGGCGTCTTGACCAACATGCCGTGTTTACGTAACCCAGCCTCGGCGTTTAGCCATCGCTCATACGCCGTGCAGTACAGTGCTAGAGCGTCAGCATCAACCCGCGCTATCAGACCGGTATCCTTTAAGACCCTGACCAGCTTCTTCCAACAGGCACGGCCTTCGTCAGATAAATGGTCAGGTGGCTTCGGAATGGTGCGGTTGATATTACTATTACGACCACGATCAACTATCGTAGTGGCCTTGAGTTTGCGCCCTTGTTTGCCCGGATATCCTGCCATCAGTCCACCCCTAGTGTGAATTCATGCCCGCACTCAGGGCACGTGATTGGTTTTGCATTGTTCGCCTTCTCTTGTGGTGCCGCCGTCATCAACTTCTCAAGTTCTTTTTCATCGAACCCTGTCAGGCTCATGTCTACCGCACCATTATCCAGTTCTTCAAGCAAGTCCTTCAGCACGGGCATGTCCCACTCCGCTAACTCAGCCGAGCGGTTGTCCATAATGGCGAATCCGGTCGCACTCTCGGGATCGTCCTCAACCATGACCGCCGCAATAGAATCCCATCCGAGCGACTTTGCCGCCGTCCACAGTCCATTACCAGCCTCAATGATTCCGGTCGTGGAGTTAACCACAATCGGCTTGCGCTGCCCGTATGCAGTCAATGACCGTTTCATTGCCGCTAGATTCCGCTCGTTGTGCTGGCGTGCATTCCGTGGGTCTGGTTTTATGCTGTCAATTGGCACTGCCAACTTTTTTAACTGCTCTGCTATCAAGCAAAACCCCCTGTTATCATTCCATAGCCAGAATTTTCCAGT